CTCACTTATAATACTAATGTTTATTACAGACGATGTCTTGTTACAAACTTGATGTAATCTTGTATTAAATTAAGTGATATAAATAAGGGTAAGGGGTCTTAGATTCTTTACCCTTTTTTTATGCTCACGAGGTATTTAATGGCACAACTAAAAACCGGCAAACGCGGTTCAGAAAACATAAATTATCTTTCCCCTACTGGCTTTAGATTTCTCTGCTCAGCTATGCCAGAAACTCAATTTTATTGTCAAACAGCTAATTTACCTGGCGTTTCTATATCAGAAATACCAGTTCCTGCTATGCATAAGCAACATTATGTGGCTGGAGATAATGTGACATTTGATGAATTTTCAATAACAATAATTCTCGATGAATACTTAAAGAATTGGGAAGAAATTCAAAAATGGATAATCGGTTTAGGTAAGCCTTTCGGTTTTAAAGATTATGAAAAAAGGAAAGAAGAAGGAACTGATACAACTGGGCAATTATTCATTCTTACTAGTTCAAAAAATCCTTCGCTAAGATTTGACTTTTATAATCTATGGCCCAAATCTATTGGATCAGTTCAGTTTGACATAATGTCTTCTGATATCACATATTCTACGGCAGATATAGTTTTCCAATATAATTATTATACAATGACAAGGTTAAACGAACCTACATAAAACATTATGAAATTAAGTGATATTCAAACAATGTGGCAAAAAGACTGTCAGATTGAAGATACCAAATTAGATTTAGAATTATTAAAACTCCCTAACCTTCATAGTAAATACTTAGGAATTTATAACGACGAATCTCTCACCCAAAAAAAATTCTTTTACGATAAAAGAAGACTCTTAAAGTATAAAACTATTTGGTATGCCGGAAAAATGAGTGAGGAAGAATTAGAAGAACATGGATGGGAACAATTTAAAGTTAAGTTAATTAAAGGATATGAACCTAAAATAGAAACATATTTAAATGGGGATGAAGATTTAATTGAATCTGATCAAAGATTGGAATATCAAAAGATAAAAGTAGAGTTTTTAGAATCGATTATCAAATCCCTAAATACTAGAGGATATAACATTAAATCTGCAATTGACTTTTTACGCTTTACAATGGGCCAATGATATTAAAAAAAATAGATGATGTTCATTTATTAGTAGAGTGTGAAAGGGGTCAAGCCGCAGAATTAAATGACTATTTTACGTTTGAAGTTCCAAATGCTAGATTCACATCGTCCTATAAAAATGGATTTTGGGACGGTAAAATAAGACTATTTGATATAAGAACAGGGAGATTATATTATGGGCTTGCTCAATATGTTAAAAAATTCTGTGAAGTCGGAGACTATGAGTTACAAGTTGATAAAAGCTTTACGTTCGGTGATAATAATTTTACTGATACTGATTGCACTAGGTTATATGAACGTTTCGCTTTAAATCTAGAACCTAGAGATTATCAATTAAGAGCTGTAACACATTGTATTCAAAATGATAGGTGTTTACTCTTATCTCCAACAGCTTCCGGTAAATCTCTTATAATATATTTGCTATTAAGATATTATAATACTAGGAGCCTCATAGTGGTACCAACTGTATCATTAACACAACAAATGTATACAGATTTTCAAGAATATAGCGATGAATGGGATGTAGAAAAAAATTGCCATATTATAAGTGCCGGGAAAGAAAAAGAAACCGATAAGCCAATAGTCATATCAACCTGGCAATCAATATATGGTATGCCTAAAGATTATTTCGAAGGATTCGAGTTCATGGTAGGAGATGAAGCTCATCTATTTAAAGCCAAATCTTTAACTACCGTAATGAGTAAGTTAAAAAATTGCAGATATAAATTTGGTACAACTGGCACATTAGATGATACACAAACCCACAAGCTAATTCTTGAGGGATTATTTGGATCAGTTTTTAATGTAACTCAAACAAAAGATTTAATTGATGCTGGATATCTTTCAGAATTTTCCATTAAAGCTCTTATATTAAATTATAGTGAAGAATTAAAAGCTGCTAGCAAGGGATTTTCATATCAGGATGAAATGGATTTTCTCGTTAGACACCCTAAAAGAAATAGATTTATTCGAAATCTGGCTCTTGATCAAAAAGGAAATACATTACTTTTGTTCCAATTCGTTGAAAAACATGGTAAAATACTATATAATATAATAAAAGAAAAAGCAGAGAATAATAGGAAAGTATTTTTTGTACATGGAGGAGTAGATGGATCAGATAGAGAAGAAATTAGAAAAATTACAGAGGAAGAAGTTGACGCGATTATTGTGGCTTCATTCGGAACATTTTCTACTGGTATTAATATTAGGAATCTTCATAACATCATTTTTGCCAGTCCTTCAAAGTCTAAAATAAGAAATTTACAATCTATAGGAAGAGGTTTGAGAAAAGGTGATAATAAAACAGAAGCAGTATTATTTGATATAGCTGATGATTTGTCTTATAAAACTTATACTAATTATACACTCAAACATTTTAAAGAAAGAATTTCTCAATATAATGAACAACAGTTTAAATATAGCATGTTTCACATTAGGATGTAATTTATATATTCTCCCGGTGGCGACAACATATTTATTATAATATATTTTTACAAAAAAGTCAACCGGCAAATTAACCGTTGATATTATTAAAGAAATAAGGTATAATATAGGTATAATTATGAATAAGGAAACAGCAATAAAAGTTTTATTTGATGCAAAGATCGGCCAGCATGTCGCTTCTGGAAATAGGATGCTTTTGCCTACTTTTAAGTGGGCCAAATATCATCAATTGGAACACGAATTATATCACCATAATAATATAGATTCTGTATTTTTAAATACCCTTAATGTAGATCTATCTAAAAGGGTTAGCATAATAACCGATTATGGTTATGGAGATATCGTTTGTAATATGAATTATTGGTTGTGGTTGAATGAGATTAGACCCATAAAATTGAAGATTTTGTATGATGAGACGCATGAGAAAAAAGGATTTGATAATAAAGAATCTACCATAGATAAAATAGAATATATGGTTAAGGAATGGGGTTCTGATATTGATTATAAATTTACTAAAATCAGAAGGTCTTACGGAAATATTTTAAGGACTTATAAAAGTGCATTGAAGGGTAAAAATCTTTTCTCGCACATAGATAGAAATCATAGAAATATGTGGTATAGATATGTTCCGATTAATATGGAACAATATGTATTTTCACCTCTCTCAACACAGATGGAATGGTATCCATCTAAAACACAATGGGAGAGGCCTAAAAAAGATTCTGTTTGTATATACAAATATTCTCCTCCTATTGGTTGGAATTTAATTTCGCAAAATTCTTTTGAAAATATTGGTGACAAAATGATTTCACGAGATGAAAAAGTTGTTACTAAGTATTGGAAGGATTTGGAAAAAGAATTAAAGAAATCCAAACGCAGTATAGAATATCTTGATTATACTATGACACCTAAACAGCTCTTTACCTCAATTTCAAAGTGTTCTTATCTAATATCTTCGCGCGGGGGCTTTGCCTACTTAGCACAGCTTATAGGTACTCCTACGGTAATTGTTTTTCCTCCAGCGGAAATGATTCCAGAGAGAAATTATACTCCTCAGAGTGTTCAATTTCATCAAAAAACAATGAAGTTGTTTGATCCAACAGAAATAGCCACCGTTGATATTGATGAATTAGCTTCCCTAAGTTCTATGGAAAAAGCTACATCATTTCATAAAAAGAAGAGTTATCCAACATTAGAATCAATGCAGAAGTTAAAAAAAGATACAAACAATTTTCAAAATGAAATTGTTAATGTGTTCAGAGAGGCACAAAAAAAAGACGCCGCGGTCCAGGAAGCGAAGGCTAAACCTAAAAAGAGAGTAAAAAATAAAGTATAATTGAAAGGTGAATATGAGTTTTTTTAAAAAAATGAAAGAGTTTGTTACTGGTAAAAGTGAACTTGTCGAAAACGAAGCCGAACAAGTCGCTAGTAAGGTTACATCTCATGTCAAAAAAACAGAAAAAAAGATTAAAAGCGTACCAAAAAAAGTACATAAAGTTGAAGCAAAAATAGCAAAAAAAACAAAATCTCTTATTAAAAAGAAGAAGAAAAAGAAATAAGAATGGAAGAGCAAAAATTAATATCTAATATAGTATTAATATCTTTCACTTGTTTGTGGTTTATTGTTTTGTTTACATTTGGTTTACTTATATATCAATCGCTAGGACATGCAGATCAGATTGAGCAACTTTTAAAATCTATAGAATTTTTAATAAAAATAGAAGGTACATAATGGCTAGAGCTAAATCAATACATTATGTTGATAACAAAAAATTTCATGAGGAAATGGTTAATTATAAAAGCCATTGTGCAGAGGTAAAGAAAGCAGATCCCGATGAATTAATCCCAATTATTCCGGATTATATTGGAAGTTGTTTTATGAAAATTGCGGAAAGACTAAGTTTGAGACCAAACTTTGTTAATTATACTTTCAGGGATGAAATGATATCTGATGGAATAGAAAATTGTGTTCAATCTGCCCACAATTTTAATCCGGAAAGGTCATCTAATCCATTTTCTTATTTTACCCAAATTATATATTTTGCATTTATCAGAAGAATACAAAAAGAAAAAAAACAGCTTTATATAAAATATAAAACTATTCATAATAAAAGTTTATTATCTGATAGTGTTTATGTCTCAGACCACGATACTGCTGATCAGGTATTTAATGTTGAAGTTTTAACAGAAGACCAAAAAGCAAATATGTATAAATTTGTAGGTGATTTTGAAGATGCAAAAGCTAGAAAATCTAAAAAAACTGCAGCAGCCGCAACATCAAAGGTAGCTAATACATTAGTTCCTTATATGGTGGAGGCAAAAACTACTCCATGAAAACAGCTATACTTACGGATACACACTTCGGCGCCAGAAATGATAATATAGCATTTGCTGGTTATTTTTCTAAATTTTACGAAAATATATTCTTTCCTTATCTCAAAAAACATAATATAAAAAACCTCATACATATGGGCGATGTATTTGATAGACGAAAGTTTGTCAATTATAAGACTCTATATGATGCCAGGAGTATGTTTTTTGATCCCTTGGCGGAAGAAGATATAGAATGCCATATGCTCGCCGGCAATCATGATACGTTCTATAAAACTACTAATGAAGTAAATTCCCCAGGTCTTTTATTAAAAGAATATTCTAATATCACAACTTATGATAGCCCATGCGAATTAACAAATTGTAATTCTACATTTATAATGATGCCGTGGATATGTAAGGAAAATCATGATTCTGCTGTTAATTTAATTAATAATACTAAATGTGATTTAATGTTTGGTCATCTTGAAGTAAACGGATTCGAAATGATCAGAGGACAATTTTGTATTGAAGGTTTAGAAAGAAAATTGTTTGATAAATTTGATATGGTATTCAGCGGACATTTTCATCATAGGTCAGACAACGGGACCATTTATTATGTTGGAAATCCTTATCAAAATACTTGGATGGACTATAAGGACCCGCGCGGTTTTCACATATTTGATTTTGAGACCAGAGAATTAACATTTATTGTAAATCCCTATGAAATGTTTCATAAGTATTTTTATAATGATTTAGATTGGACTGCAGAAACAGTTCATGAAGAAAATTTTGATAAATGGAAAAATTGTTATATTAAAATAATTGTTGAAAATAAAACTAATCCATATCTATTTGATGTGATATTAGATAAAATGTATAAATCAGGAGTGGGAGATATTAATGTTGTTGAATCTTTTGCTGAATTAGATAATGATGTAACATTCGTCGACGAAGCTCAAGATACTATGACTATTTTATCTTCGTATATAGATCAAATGGAAACAATTGCAGATAAAAAAAGACTTGACATTTTAATGAGAAACCTATATAATGAATCTTTAACCCTAGAGTAATATGAGTGACAATGCATCTTGGTTTTATGGTGAACGTTTACCAGAAATAGCCAGACACTATAATTGTTCATTGAAAGAAGCAGAGAGTATTTTTATGGATGATATATCCCACGAAAAAGAAACAAAATCTAAAGCAAAAAATATAGAAGTCGAAATAGAAGAGCCGGATTTAAACAAATTGATGTTGATGGCTCATGAAAACGATATAACATTAAATCAGCTCGTATCCCAAGTATTAAAAAATCAGCTAAAAGATAATGAATATCAATTCGAAAATGGTGATAAGCCAGGATTTTTAGCTGAGAATAAATGATAATATTTAAATCTGTGCGCTATAAAAACTTTTTAAGTAGCGGCAACGTTTTTACCCAGATAGATCTGGATAGATCTAAAACTACACTTATCATTGGAGATAACGGCGCGGGCAAAAGTACTATGCTTGATGCTTTAACATTCGGCTTATTTGGTAAACCATTTCGCAATGTTAATAAACCTCAATTAGTAAATTCTATTAACGAAAGAGAAGCAGTTGTTGAGGTGGAATTTTTAGTTGGTAAAAAACATATTTTAGTCCGCAGAGGGATTAAGCCAAACTTCTTTGAAATATTAACAGATGGTGATCAATTACAACAAAATGCTAATGTAAGAGATTTTCAAGAATTTTTAGAAAAAAATGTATTAAAGTTAAATTATAAATCGTTTACTCAAATAGTAATTTTGGGGAATTCTTCATTTGTTCCTTTCATGCAATTGAAGGCAGCAGACAGAAGAGATATTATAGAGGACTTGTTAGATATACAAATATTTTCTTCTATGAACAATATTCTTAAAACATATGCGATAGAGAATAAGATAAAAATAGATAATACTAAATCTGCTAAAGATTTACTTGAAAATAAAATAGATTTAAAAGAGAATTATATATCACAATTAAAACGTAAAACTAAAACACTTATTTCTAAATATGAAAATGATATTAAAAAGTCCTTAGATGAAAAAGATTCTCGCGTAAAGCAAGTTGATGAAATTAATAAATCGGTGAATGAATTTTTAAATGAAGTATCTGATGCCAAACAGGTGAGTAATAAGCATGATAAACTTACAGAATATCAACGTTCCATTCTCAGAAACGTTGATTCCGAACAAAAGAATATATCCTTCTTTGAGACAAATGATGACTGTCCAACGTGTAAACAAAACATTGAGCACGCCTTCAAACACAAAGAAATTATTCAAAAGCAAGAAAAGATTAAAGAATTCAGAACAGCAATCGATCAAATTGATGAAGAACTTAATGCAACCAGAGAACGGTTATCTTCAATACAATCAATTCAAGAAAACATACAAGATCATCAAACAACAATACAAACAATTAATAATGGTATAAGTGTTATTGATCAATATGTTAAAAAACAACAAGAAAGTATAAATCATTTAGAACAAGATACGGGTGATATAAATGATGAAAAAAAGAAATTAAAAGAATATGGAAAAAAGTTTGAAGAAATAGAGGCTCAAACAGA